AGCTCCGAAGATCATTAATTTTATTCGAGGCGGAAATACTTACGAGTGCGCTTCCGCTTGCTCTCGGATCTCTTATGATACTTTTAACCGTTGGATGAAACAAGGGCGAGAGGATGAAAAAAACGGCTTAACCGACTCGAAGTTTTGCAAGTTTTACAAGGACGTAGAGCAAGCAGAAATGGAAGCCGAAGAAGAGGCCGTGCGTTGCTGGCGTAATTTTGTACCTATGAACTGGCAGGCTGCCCGTGATTTCCTTGCGCGTCGCAATCCTGATAAATGGTCGGCAAAAGAAAAAGTCGATGTCACGTCAAACGGCGAAACAGTTGGCAAGCCTGTATTCTTACCAATGAAAAAGGCAGATGAGCAAGAAGAGTGAAGAAAAACCCGAAGACGGTCTGGCTCCGCAGCCAGGCCCGCAATATGATTTCTTAGAGTGTAACGCTGATATTGCTATCTACGGAGGAGCTGCCGGAAGCGGTAAGACTTTCGCCGTTTTGATGGAGCCTCTTTATCACGTCCATATACCGTTTTTCGGTGCGGTCATTTTCCGTCGTATTTCTAAGCAGGTAAGAAACGAGGGCGGACTTTGGGATACGTCAATGCAAATTTATTCGAATCCTCGAATTGCCGGTGTACCCAAAGAAACTACGATGCAATGGGATTTTCCGGCGCACTCGACAATAACCTTTTCGCACTTGCAATATGAAAGCGACGTGCTTTCGTGGCAAGGTGCGCAGATTCCTTTGATTATATTCGATGAGCTAACGCACTTCACGCGCTCGCAATTCTTTTATATGATGTCGCGTAATCGCTCGACCTGCGGAATAAAACCATATATTCGGGCGACTACAAACCCCGACGCGGATTCATGGGTAAGAGAATTTATCGACTGGTGGATTGATCCGGATACCGGCCTAGCTATCGCGGAAAGATCCGGCGTGATCCGTTATTTCATTCAGTTAAACGATTCGATTATTTGGGGATCGACTAAGAAGGAATTAAAAGAAAAGTATCCGGATTGCCTGCCTAAGTCTTTTACTTTCGTTTCAGCTTCGATATTCGATAATAAAAAGTTGCTTGCTGCCGATCCTGGCTATCTCGCAAACCTTCACGCTCTCCCCCGTGTCGAACGCGAACGTTTGCTAAATGGAAACTGGAATATCAAACCCTCTGCCGGCTTGTACTTTCAGAAAGGATATTTCGAGATTGTCGAGGCCGTACCGCACACAAAAGACAAAATTCGATATTGGGATCGAGCAGCTACGAAAAAAACAGAAACAAACGATCCGGATTTTACTGTCGGAATAAAAATCGAAAAGGATATAAATAATATTATTTATATAACCGATATGGTAAGACTACAAGAAAGCCCTCTCGGTGTGCAGACTGTAATCAAAAATACGGCAATCAGAGACGGCATAAGCGTTAGAATTGGAGTCGAAGAAGATCCAGGACAAGCCGGAGTTAGCGAAGCGGATCACTTGACAAGGGTATTGCAAGGGTATAATGTCAAGCGTAACAAGGTCACGAAAGACAAGGTTACGCGAGCGTCCCCCGTCAGTGCGCAAGCCGAAGCCGGTAATATCAAAGTACTTAGGGCAAAATGGAATGATGATTTTTTCCGCGAGCTTGAAAACTTTCCAGAGGGCGCGCACGATGATATTGTCGACGCTCTCAGTGGTGCTTTTCTTATGATTAATTCAAATAGCTATAACTTATCAGCTTTGGCAAGGTAACGATGTTTGAGAAACTTAAGAGCTTTTTTCGTGGCGACACTGCCAAAATTCCGCGTTACAATAATCGGACAATCAATCCCAAAACGAATTATATCAATCTTACCGGCGAAAATGTGCGATCCGATGGATGGATGAACGTTTTAAATGGACTTGGTCAGCGCGGACGTGATAAGACGACGGCAATTTGCTTTCGTGCCTGCCCGATTTTTAGCATGGTCGAACTCGACGAGCTTTACCGTGCCGATGGATTGACTAAGCGGATTATTGATATCGTACCGGCCGAGATGCTTAGACAAGGCTTTGAAATTGACGGCGATCCCGAAGGCGAGATACTTGGAAAATTCGAGGAGCTTGATGTCAATTGCAAGCTGAATGATTTAATCAAGTGGTCGCGTCTTTATGGCGGTGCTATCTGCGTTATGGGTATAGCCGACGGCCGACCTCTTAACGAGCCGGTGAACGTGGAGAGTATCAAATCGGTTAACTGGCTTCGCGTCTTTGATCGCTGGCAAGTGATGATTAATTATGACTTTATTTCCCTCGACATAAACGATGAAAATTATGGCTGGCCTCTCTGGTATCAAGTCACCGACTCCCGTACCGGTGCGCTGTTTGTAGTACACTATTCGCGCGTTTTGCGTATGGATTGGGGATCTCTCCCCCCTCGCGTGCGCGACTGGAATCAAGGGTGGGGCGACTCCGTCATGGTTTCGATTTATAACGAAGTGAAAAACTACGGGGCAGCTTTTGCAAATACTTCGGCCATAATGCAAGATTTCGTCAATGGTATTCTTAAGATCCCTGGCCTATCAAATTCACTCGGTCAGAGCTGCGACGAGGCAGATCGCGAGCTTATGAAACGCTTGGATTTTGCGAATTTATCCAAAGGCGTAACAAATATGATGGTTTTGGATGGAGAGGAAATTTATGAAAAGCTTAGTACGAACGTGGCCGGCATTAGCGATTTATTGGATAGGTTTATGCTCTCCGTTAGCTCGGTTACCGGTATCCCGATCACCCTATTATTTGGACGCGCGCCGGCCGGATTAAATGCAACGGGCGACGCTGATATCCGAAATTTTTACGACATGGTTAAGCAATATCAAGAAACCAAGCTTAAGCCAGTACTAGAAAAGCTTATTTATTATATGTTTAAGGCGGAATATGGGCCGACTCACGGCGTCGAGCCGGATAACTGGTCAATTCAGTTTACGCCTCTCTGGCAGAATACCGAAGAGCAGGAAGCAGTCATGCGTCGGACAGTTGCCGAAACAGATAGAATTTATATTGAAACTGGCGTCTTAGATCCTAACGAGGTAGCTATTTCACGTTTTGGCGGTGATCGCTGGTCAATGAATACAATTATTGACGAAGAGGCTCGCGAAGGTGGCTACAATCAACAAGAGATTGCAGAGCTTGAAGCTGAAAAGCAAAAAGAAATTGAAAAAATGCCTCCGGAGCCGACTATCGGGCCGGACGATTTAAGTAATTCGAATGGTGGGAATAGTGTTATAGTCGTAAGCAGATAAGGCAAATAATGGTTTCACAAGCGGTTATCGAGCGTATTCGCGCACGGCATACCAATAAAAACGGAAAGCTTAAAAAGTTGAAAAAGCCTCCGGCATGGCTTTTTCCTTTGTCCCCTGAAAGGCAATACCGAGCTGCTTTGTATGAATTTACTTTCGAAATTAGAAAGGTGGTTACAGAAGTTCTTTTACCCAAAATTCCGGCTATGCTGTTGGCAGCAACCCTCCCCTATCCCGATCCTGTATTACCTAGCGATAATCTTGATGGCGTTGGCCGTTTCGATAATTTCATTGATTTTTTAAATGAAACGATGGCTTACATTCAAATTTTATTGCGACCAAAGCAAGAACAAACTATACAGAAAGCTAAGCGTTACGGTATAGAGATAGCAGTCTTTAACCAAAGGCAATACGAAAAAACGGTGAATTCGGTGCTAGGCGTCGATGTTTTCTTAGAGGAGCCTTGGTTAAAAAATCAACTAGAATTATTTGCGAATCAAAACGCGCAATTAATTACTAATATGACAGATAACGAGATTGAGCGAGTATCTGGAATGGTACAACGTGGCTTACAGGAAGGCTCAAGCTATGACTCAATCGCTGATAATATAGAAAAATCTTTTGGAATTACTCGACGACATGCTAAGTTAATTGCAAGGGATCAAACTTCAAAATTGAATGGAAGTTTGACGAAGCTACGGCAACAAGAGTTAGGTATCACGCAATACCGCTGGCAAACTTCCGGCGACGAGCGCGTCCGACCTTCGCACCGTGTCTTAGATGATAAAATCTGTCGATGGGATGATCCGACGGTTTACTTGAACGAGGATACCGGAAAGTGGGAAAAAAGGTCAAGCATTGGCGGAACAAATGTCCATACCTCGCAAGATGTTAATTGCAGATGCGTACCAATTCCAATTATAGAGGGTCTTTTCGAT